ATGTCCGTAAACATAGCACTTGGTTTCTTTATTCATTAATTCCTCAGATTACCTCTATTGAAAATAAAGGCAGAAAAGTGAGGAACTTTCTTTTCCCTCCGTCGAGGTAGCCATTACTATAATCTTAAATTATAACACAAGGTACTCAGTTAAGAATACCTTGCAGTATAACGCCTTAACTAAAAGGCTGACTACTTAGTTAGAGGTTGTACCTTTAACAATTAGTGCAGGACGACGCACAATAGAGGTGCAGTTCATTTCAGCCTCAAGATCAATACCCATACCTTTAGGATCACGGAAAGACCAGAGGTAAGCAGGCTCTGCAATCGTGTTAACGAAGTCCAAACGACCAGCAGGACCGAAGTACGTAACGAAGGTATCTGAAGTACCTGTAGGAACGAAAATAGCCTCGCCAACTGGAACCAAACGCTGACCGGCTAGGACAGTACGCACTTCAATTAGACGAATACCCGCGTAGGTAAATTCTCTGTATAGTCCGTTGTTGCCGCCAGCGCGATTACGTTGGATCATTTGACCCTCTGTAGCACTGAAGTACTGATAAGCACTTTGAATCTTGGCATGAGCAATAAACTTAGCAAAGAACTCAGGAGAGCAATAACCAATAACACCAGTAATGACATCACCAGTATTTGCATTGTCTTGCATTGCTGCAATAACTGCTTCAACTTTAGCAACTACATCAGTGGTAGCGGTGCCTAGAACGAAGTCAACAGAAGTCTGAGTAATACCGAAATCAGAGAACAAGTTACCTGCGATAGTACCGTTTGGTGCGTACAAATTTCCAGAACTTAGTAGACTGAAACGACCAACTTCAAGGGTAATATCCATATTACGACGGATACGTTCCATTTTACGTGCCATTACTGCTGCTTCAGTTTCTGCCATATCGGTCATACCGAAGGCGCGCTTACCTTGCAAATCTTCAGGTTTGATAGCATCAACTGCGGGCCAGTGGGCAATAGGGTAAGTACGAATCTTACGAATATCGTCCTTATTTGCTTGAGGTTTAGCTCCGCGATACTGATCGCCGATTAGACCAAGGGTAGAACTTTGCTCTTCAAAAGTAACAGTATTGGTACTTAGGAATTCATTAGAGAACAAGTTAGAATCATTCAAGAGTGTCCAACTGGTGGGCACAATTTGTAGCTCTTGCGTGTAGTCTACTACTTCGAATGCATTTGTATATGAACGGGTAATTGCCATTTTATTTATCCTTTGTTATTGTTTGTATTAGGCTGCATTGAGTACTTGAATACCCTTAGCTTCTAGCGCAGCATAGACTACGGCTTTTTCAGCGTCTAGGTCATAAGAAACATCTAGAACTAGAGCACCTTTACTGATAGAAGCTGGACCTTTAACTAGAACTACTAATTTAGTATCGGTAGTGGCAGCAATGGACTTATTCTCTAATACAATACCAGCGGCAACAGCAGAGCCATCAACAGCAGTCTGTACAGCAATTTTGTATTTACCGTCAGCGGTAACTTTACCTAGCAATGTGCCAACAACGTATGTTTTAGCTGCTGCTTCATTTACGGTAACTACTTCGCGGCAGTAACCAAGTTCAGCCCATAGTTCTTGTTTAACGAGATGGGAAAGGCGATATGCATCAGTTGCGATTACAGTCATGGAATTCTCCTAATTATTTAATTTGTTTTGCTTTTAGGATACGTGCAACAGCACTTTCCTGAACGGGTGTATCACTAGATACTGAAGCGCCTTGCTCTTGGAACAATGCTGATTTCTCCATGAATTCTTGCGATGTTTCAACTGCGCTAGCCATTGCTGTAATAGCAGCTAGAAACGCGCCAAAATCATCGTCTGATTCAAGAGACAATGCAGCTTTAATGATGGGCTCTTGTAGCTTTGCATCTTTAATCACTGCTTGGAATTGCGAAGTCTTGGACTTCACGATTGCTTCTTGTTTTTCTTTTTGGAATACTGCAATGGTATCAAGTGCCTTTTGTAGCTGTTCTTTTTGCTCTTCAAGAGCTTTCTGAATATCTACGAACGCGGACTTTTCAACCATCTCAACAGATACTTCTTGTAGTTCTGTCTTAACGGGTTTTGTCATTTCTGGTTCCTTTGACTTAGTTACTTCAGAGGTAGATACCTCAACTTTTGTCTCAACGCTAGCGTGTGTCGAGTTATCTGTCTCAGTAGCCTTAGCCACTAATTCGGATTCTGTTTGAATGAGTTCTTTTTTAACTGATTCAGTATTTTGTTTATCTAGTTTCTTTAGTGCTTTTTCAATCAAAGCCTGATCATTAAGCATGGAAAGATATTGAGTTTCATCTAGACCTGAAAGTACATCAGAGATTGATTCAGCATCATGTACTGATTTTAGAATCTCAAATGCTTCTAATCTAGAACTGATATAATCTTCGTAGTCGTAAGTAACGTCAGTATTACTTTCAGGTGCTACATACCCCATCATTCGTGCTAGTACTTCTGCATCTTCGTAGTAAACATTGAAGAACTTGCGTAAAAACTCAGGTAACTCCATTGTTACTTTAACCTGTTGCATCTTCTGAATGTACTCTTCGCTGAAGTTGACACTTTTGAGTAATAAGGAATAATTCTGTTTGTTAGCTGCTCCGCCTTGTTGTTTAGAGACCAGCGCAACGTGAGCGCCGTCTGTCTTGAACGATAGGTCAGATAGTTTTCGTTTAGCTTTAGTTGTCATTTATTCCTCGATTGTTTCTACAGAAGCAATGCATCCAATTGATACGCCGCATACTTCTCCTGATTTAATTAATTCCCAAAGATCATCATCAAGGCATTGCACTGTACACAACCAAGTTCCTTTAGTGATATACTTACCATCAATACTCATATCTACAGGTGCGATAAACGACTCAGCAAACTCAAATGTGTCAGTCTTAGTCAAGTGAAATAGATTCGCTTGCATACTGTGCTTATTAAAGTTATGACAAGCCTTACGTACTTCATCAATTGATGTTACGTCACCGTGAGCGTCTGGTTCATCTGGAACCATTACTACGAATGTAGCTTGTTGTAACTCTTCATTCAATGCCTTAGCTACTTGAATCTTACCGTACTTAGCATCATCACCATCTTGATTAATCTCAGCTTCGGTAATATCTTTGCGGTAACTCTTTAAGATACCTTCATTCTTTAGGATCATTCGACTCCAAGCTAAACCACTTGATCCACCAAAAGCATAGTACTTAATGATTTCTTCAGTTGGACCTTTATCTTCTAGTCGTTTTCTGAAATCAACTGACTTTTCTAATTTAGTCAATCGGTTATAAATCTCTTTAACAGCATCAAGGGTAAAACCTTCTTTACCTTCAGCAAGTAGACTTTCAGCTTTACTTACAGCTTCAACTGTAGTTAAGTAGTTAGTGCTATTTCTTGTACTGTACTTATTCTTTAGTGCAATCCCTCTGTGCATATTATTGCTAACTGCTTGGGTGTACTTATAGATGTTCTTATCTGTCATCTTGCTCCTTATTATGATTATCAATGACACTTGAATTAATTATATCATACGTGTGTAATAATTACTAGTGAAATTACTTCAGGGTTGTACTTAGCTAAGGAGTGATACTTTTAAGTGCAGTAATTGCATTAATATAAATAGCATACGCATCATCTTCAGTTAAAGCACTTCTTACTTTTGATTTACTTACTAATCTTTGATCTCTTATAAAATAAAGAGCATGATTAAAAGAATCAGCCTCTTGTAGAATATCCCTCGCTGCATCTTCTGCTGACCAACCGTTAGCATCAGCCCATGATTTAACTGTCAACGGTACTTCACCAATGTATTGATTATCCGAAAATAACCTAGCTTCTCGCTCCGCTACTTGGTACTCAAAAGCCCTTACAGGATCAGTTACAATCTTGGCTCTTTGTACGTCAGCAATGGTATCAATTCTATCTATCATCTCTAGTCTACTTAGCATTTTAAAACCTCTTACTTAATTTGTTTTAGGACTAAAGTGGAACCAATTTGAAGGGTAATTGCTGAAGCGGCTACCTCAGTAGCAAACCTTAGCGTAAAGGAACCAGAGGTGGCACCTGTGGTAATAATTCCATGTACTTTTGCAGTGTGATTGGAGTTAATAGCAGTTACCCCTGTACCCAATACGTTACCTGTTGTACTCTCTGCTGCATTCGGAAATATCTTACGTAATTGAGAAGCTACGGCGGTGCTAGTTAAAGGTACTGTTATTTCCAGCATTGGAATAGAACCTGCAACAGAAGAAAATCCAAGATTTATACCTGTTGTAGTTGCGGCTGATCTAAAGGTAATAAATGCAGTGCATTCATAAACAGAATTCGCTGCTAGAGTTGCAGTAAACCCTGTAATATCGGCTAACGCTACAACAGTACTTGCTTGTGTTGATGTAAGCGAAATAACAGTAGGTGTAAAACCTGAACCACCCCCTTGACTTGCTGCAATCTCTTTAATTGAACCGTCTGAATGCTTCGTGTATAGTTTAGAATCAGCAGTATTGACTGCCAGTTCCCCTATCTCTAAGTCAGCAGCTAGAGGTACTTTACCTTGGACTGTTGATTTCTTTGTAATTAACCTAGCCATATAGATGACTCCTTTTACTTAATTAGAATGTACCACCATCCACAACATCAACAGATAATGTAACGAAAGCATTAGAAGCATCCTTTGTGATTAGTACGCTGTTACTGGCTCGGATTACGCCATTTGTACCATCGGTTCCCCAGATATAACCAGCAGTGCCACCAGCAACTACAGCTACTTTTTCATCAGTACTACCTGTTGGGATATTTAATGCTGTCTTAAAGGCATCAAAAGTAATCTTCTTTTCTTTCTGTCCTGATGCCTGAGAAGCATCGTGAATAATCAGTAAGTCAGCAGCACCGTCAATTGCTGCTAAAGTTACTAGGTCATCAATAGCTGGTACTACTGCTAATTTTGTAGTAGCATCAGTTGCTGTATGAAGCGTACCTCTATCTGTAGTGAAATGCGCTTCACCTGCAAGCATACCACTCGTAGGTAGATTAGCTTTTAGACCTCTGCGTAATTGTAAACGTGCCATTATATTTCCTTTTAATTAAATGTTCCACCGTCTATATTGGTATCTGGTGGACTTGTGTTTGTACCTGCGTTTGACTCATTACCTTGTTCATCTTTAGTATAAAGTACACCTTGATTTATGTATATCTTTACTGAACCTGCACTAGCTGCTTGTACACTGCTGTGATCCATTACTGGTATTTCTAATTCTGATAAAATTCTCATTAATTCACCCCTTGTATAGCTACCGCTAAATTCGTTGTACTAATCGTACTCGTAATACTAATTGAATTAACATCCACAGATGATACCGAAGGGAACACTTGAGAATTCTGAAGCATGAAATTGATACAGAAAGCATCTCTATCAAATAAGTTAAGGTTATGAGTCAAGATAAAGGGAACATTAGCTGTTGTATTTATCTTAGTAAAATAGGAAGATTTCTTATTCTCCCACAGACCTGTACTTGATTCATAAGTAAGTACATCACCATTCTGAGGTGTCTGTACTAAAACATCAGGTAGTTCACTCAGTTCAGGATCGTTAATAATATTAACAAATATACTACCTACAGTAGCATGGGAACGCACACAATACCCGACACGTACATTCCTATTAGGACTAACAGGTATAATACTAGTAATACCACCGGGTATAGTTGGTGATAGATAAAGCACTGCACCTTCAGGAAATGCAGAAGTATCAATATCCCGTACTAATCCACTTACGGTAGCGTAACCTTGCTGATTCCTCAGAATAGGCTCTGTGACAACAGCAAAGGTAGTATTTGAGTTAACTTCAGAATCACTTTGAGCCAAAGCAGCAGATAGACGATTACCTTGAGCACCAACAATACGGACAACTTGCATTTCAGCGAAATCATTATCTGTATGATTGACGAATCGTACAATCTGTTCTTGTCCTATTTGAAGCGTAACATTACCACCAAGTAACCCAAGATCAAGTGTACCGTCAACAGCATTCCAAGCTAACTCGCCGGTATCTACAACATATCCTGCTTCTGTATTGAATTTAATATAATCAAATACTGGATTGACTGCTACAGTAACTTGTTGACTAATATCACCGTCTGTATCTACAGCTTTAGTAATGATTTGTTCACCAGTATCAAAGGTAAGTACTAGCTGATTCTTTTGATTAAAATCAGCACTAACCAAGGTGCGCTGTTGATTAACAGGTAAAGCATTCTTACCTAAGAACTCACGTTGAATACTTCGCTGGATACTTTGCTGTACTTCTGGTTCTTGTACTTTAGCTTTAAGTACAGCTAATACATGCTCTGGTACAGTCCTAGAAGGTACTTTAGAAGGCTTTAAACGCCCCTCTAGGCTCTTTATACGCTGTAGACATGCAAAGGTAGCTTCATCCTGCGATAAGCCCTTAGAGATGGCTGTAGTAGCTGCAAGTATACCTTCCTCAAGGATATGAGCAGGTTTACTCAAGATACTAGCTGGAAGGTTATCTCTTGAGTACCCTAAATTCATATTGTTCCTTTGTTAAGTTATCTAGCAGCTTCTCTAGCTGACACATCTTGAAGCATAGACCCTGAACTACCCGGAGTTCTATCTCCAGTTAATGAATGATTCCACACTTGCGTTGATATGTTAATCAAATCCTGCTGTGTAATACTGCTAGTAGAAAGTACATTATACATTGCAGTTAAGTCAGAAGTAACTGTACTGATACCTGCTGTAATATCATAACTGAACTGAATATCCTTAAAGGTATTAGTTCTAATGTTATAAGCAGCATCTACATTTTGACCAACTGCTGAATAGATCAAGTAATAGGAATTAAATGAGTTATCAGATAGTGCTCTAATGTTGTACTGAATGTTCAATGCTTGACTAACTTGACCAGCATTTATAATCTCGTACAATGATTCAAGATTAGTACCTGCATTGGTTCTGATGTTGTAATCAGCGGCTGTAGTATTACTTGCTGTAGTTCTAATGTTGTATTGATTAACTTCATCTGACTGAATGCTGTTCTGAATATTGAAATTATAAGTACTTGAGGTATTTAAACTGGACCTAATGTTATAGCTTTGAATTAAATCAGAAGCCAATGGTCCAAAGATATTGTACAAAGTACTAAAATCAACTTGAGTAGCATTGCGGATTAGATATGAGTACCCTGCATCTGAAAATGCATTAGTCCTTGTATTAAAGGAGTAATTAGCGTCTGCTGCTGCATTTGCTCGAATCAGATAATTAACTACTTCATCATTAGCTGCTGAAGTTCTAGTATTGAAACTAGAGGTAATATCTGAATTAGCAAAAGTACGAATCAAGTACTGATTTAAATCATCAGAAGATGCACTTGTTCTAATGTTATAGGTAGCACTTCTATCTGAACTCAGTGAAGAATTTAGGCTGTATTCAAAAATAGCATCTTGAATAGCTGAAGTTCTGATTGAGTAATTAAGAGGTAAGTCAGTAGTACTTGAAGTATTGATTAAGTAGTTAACTAGACGGTCTGAATCAACTGGTGTAGTTCCAGTGGATACAAAGTCATCAACCCAGACGTACTCAATGTGCGGCTCAAAGATTTGCCATGGGTTGTCGGAGAGGGATTTGATTTCAGCGTCTGAGAGAGCGCGGCCCCATGTCAACGTCAGCATGCCGTCTACCGGACTTGTGGGATCGCCACCTGCTTGGCCGTTGGACACAGCACTCCATCCGTTAGGGGTGCCGGTTGCTGTGGACGACCCGGCAAGGACGCCGTTTGCGTATCCGGTCAAGCTTGTGCCAGACACTGTGGCCGCCCAAACAGTCAGGCTCCCAACAGCAGATGCGGGGTACTTTAATACGCCAGTTACTCCGCCTGCCCACAACTCTATTGCCTCACGGTATGCGGGGTTGCCGTGGTCGTAGTTGAAAAAAGCGCCCCCGATCCCCGCAACCCACCCGCCAACCTTCCTAAAATTTGTGTTAGCTGCGGCGCGGGGTGTGAACGCCGTCAGTAATGTGTAATTGCTGCCGGTAAAAGCAGGCGTTGGTACGCGCGCGGAGTTATTGCCCCCATCGAGCCACCGATACGCTAGACCTTCACGCGTGGCGACTAACTCGGGCGAACCTGTCACGACTGGAGTGCTTGTGCCGTTGTAGACGCCCACTGCACCCTGCAAACCCGCCGTCAGCGGATTAGACCAGTCGATGCCCACCAACTCCTGCGGTTGGCTGGTCCTCGTAACCCTGTGCTCTACCCAAGCCATTATGCACTCGTAGCGTTAGTCACTTGACTCAAGAAGGCTTCGCAAGTAACTGCATTAGTCGTATTTCCAGTAATTTCAACTTCAATATGCTGGACACCCGTAGGTACTGTGTAGCTCCACTCACCAGTAGTACCTGAAACTAGACCATTACCTACTCTATAGATTGTTTTCCAATCCAATCCTGCGCTAGCTGCTGCGGGTGTAACACCAGTGTCGTGAGAGATAAGAACACGTGCTTCTGCCTGTACACCTAGAGTACCTGCATTAGTCATTTTGATAGTTAAAAGACCACCCATTGAGTTACGCATATCTGCAACACCACGAGTTGTAGCCCCTGCTGCATTGCTGGTGTTAGCTGCAATTAGTGTATTTGCACCTTTAGTAAGAGTTGTGATACTAGGCATTAGATTCTCCAAATTCCGTTTGTTGTTTTCATTGCTACTTCAATTTCAGATGTACTTACAGTATCTGGAGTAGTCCCAAGTGCTTTAATAGCGTCTGCTTCTTCTTGAGATAGCACAGAAGGAACCATCATTTGAATACCATCTTGAGATGCTTGTAAAGATACATCAAAGGATTCATTAGCTAGTACATGCTTCAAGTGCCTAAAGTCAGGTGCATTATCAATTACATCCAAGAAAGCATTAGCACTTGCTAGATCAAGTAAACCAAGGATAGTTCCTTTACCAATCTTGGTAGGAAGAGGTTTTACCCTTCCTTGATTTACAGTAAAAGCGATTAAATCAAGATCATGACTCATTAAGAGTTCATCTGTGCATTTACTTTTTAGTTCTTCGTATAAAGTCATGATATTTCCTTAATTAAGGGTTAGTGTCGCCTTGAACGCGCAATGTAAATGAGTCAGCAGCAGCAGGTGCACCAGCAGTAACAGTACGACGAATCCAAATTGAGTAATGCTGAGTAGCTGGAATATCACCAAGGGTTAAACCGCTAGCGAATGAAGATGGATTACTGAAAGTAACACCAGTGGGTGCTGTATTTTCATCAGCTACAGTTTGTTCAGTAGCATTTAAACCAGCAGTCCCTAGGCCAATAGCAGCATCAGTACTTGCACTTGGTGTATTAGCTTGAATCCAAAGTTTAGCGCCAAGTAAAGTCAAAGTAGCATGAGTGTTATTGACGTAAACGCAACGGTATTCAATATCACCAGAAGTAGCTTCTGCACTTGATACATCGTCAAGTAGATTGGTACTAGCATCAGTAGTGCTTCGGACACCACCTAGACTTAAGTTAGGATTAGTATTAGAAACACCACCTGATAGTTTATATTTAATGTCAGTAGAGATAATAGCCATGTTGGTATCCTTTTAAAATTATTAAGTTAAATCCTGCATCTTTGAATCAGCATCACCTTCTACGATAGTGCCTTCAAATACTGGTGCGAATTTAGTTTTCTTGTGTCCTAGAGGTGGCTTATAGCTCTCTACTTTAATTTGATTAGTCAATGGGTCAAGAGTACCCACTAAGCAATGCAGAATGCCCCAATTGATTCTGCTTCTTCGGAAGATTAAATATGTCTCTTCTCCGGGTGGTGATTTCTTGAGCCACTTAGGAATAGCAAAGAATAAACAATTGCTTTTCTTAGGTGGTATGATTTCTTCTTTAGTATCATTAGGTTCCATTAGGAATCCCTCTAGTTATCTTTCATTTAGGAGTAAATCAGTGAATATCTGTTAGTCCAATCAACCTCGTAATTAGTTACAATGTACTTCTTAGTCCCAGGAGGTGAAACTGAATAGTCAACTCTAGTGATCTTAGAAGCAAAGCCAACATAAGCAAAGGTACTATCGCTGTAGTCAGTATCAAGGATTGGTTCTGAAGTACCTCCACCAGTTCCGGGAATACCCGGTGGACCTTGGATACCTACTTCAAGTAATTCTTGACTGATCTGTACTTCTTGAATAACCTCTGTTAGAACTGTAGTTAAAATAGAAGTATCCTGAGTAGCATCTAGGACTTCGTACTGAGTGATTACTTCCTGTATTACTTCTTGATTTTCAGTCAATACAACATCAGTAATACAAGTCATTACGCTTCCTTGGTTACTGCTTGTTTAACTAAGACAACACCTTGTAGTAATCTACGTGAAGTACCATCACTGAAGTAAATCTTCAGGTCATGCACTGCTGTAGATGTAGGCAATGTACTTGTCAATTCATCACTGATAGTAAGCACTACAGTACCTAATGCTGCACCAAGGGTAATCATTGAGTTCTCGGTAGTTAATTCCAAGATAACTGTACTTGAGCTAGCAGTAGGTCTAAATTGCATCTTGGCAGTACAACCAGTAAGATTAACAGGAAGTGCAGGATCACCTGTTTTCCATGTGAATGATTTACTGAATGTGCTACCTTGGTCTATTTCTAGGGTTACGTTAAATGCTGTCATAGTTAACCTACATTCTCTGCGTTGTTTGAACTTGTATCAGTACCACTTGGGTTAGTTGCAGTACCTTCACCTGCTGTAGCTAATCCATCTCCCGAACGACTTGTATTACCAGTAAGAATATCTGTCTGGACTTCCATATCAATAGGTAGTTCATCAATACCAAGCGAATTACGAACAGAGTTAAGAACTTCACGATCTAGTTCAAGTAGTCCTGTACTGGAGTAACGCTGGAATGCTTTTGATACACTTTCCAAATCAGTAGAATCAAGCCCATCAAAATCAAGAGTACCCATGCGCTCTAAGTTCCAATTATTTAATTCGTATGTTTGTCTAATGAGATCACGATTAAGAACTTCTGCAATCATCTTAATCATTGTTTCAGCAGCCATACCCGTCATAGTATTCTTCAAGGAACCAAGAGCAAATGAACCAACTTGAGTCTGGCCCATAGACGTTACTTCGCTGAAGAGGGATGTAACAATTAAGTTCTTGTAATAGTCCTTGATCTTATTCAAATCAAATGCTTTCTTACCATCAACTGAAAGTAGCTCTAACTTAAACAAGGGTTGTTTAGAAATTTCATCATAAACATTAGGTAAGATAATCGCTGACTGCTGATTCATCTGCAAATTACGCATAGCTGACTCATAATAAGCCTTGATTGCTTTTTGCGAAGGACTTGCATCTTCACTAAGATACTGAGGAGGAATGCTCAAGATAGGTAAACCATTCAAATCCTTGGATACGCCTGTAGCTTCTAAATCCTCAAGTGCTGTAAGGAATCTCCATGCTAAATAAGCATCTCGAAGCGGTGACTTACCGAATGGATCACCTCTGTGTTTACCTGATCGGAAGTGCAGAACTTTACTCATAGGTAAGGTTACTTCATTTTGTAACCTTTGACTGAATCTATTATAATTATCGTCAATACCTGAAAGGTTCTGCTTTACACCAACTAAGTCATTACCATCTTGACTGAAGATAAACTTCTCAATAGTCTCTTGAGAACGAATAGGTAATTTCTTCCATCCTATAATACCATCGTTGTACTTAGAGCCATTACTTCTGAATCGCTTGCGGTACACCTTCTCATGCACTGAGAATCCATAGAGGTTCATTGAAAGCACATCACGAATGAACTCAGGCCATGTACCTTCCATATCATGCATCATTTGCTCAATGACTAAGCACTGATTCTTCTCTTCTTCGGTAGCATCTTTAGGAGGCACCATAGACCACGTAGCTTTACCGATTAAGTTATCAAATAAAGTCAACGCTGAATTGATTGAAGAATGGTAGGACATATTACGGTATGTCTTAATGCTATAAGGAAAGTTAAGTTCTTTCTTTAGTTCTTCATTGGACACACCATTGAATATAGACAATCCAAGATACCCTGCTTCGGACATTTTGAATCGTTCTGGGGTGTCCATTACTGAGGTATTCTTTTTTGTTGCCATTTGGCTCCTTTATATTCTTTAGTCTATCTAATTATCTTTAATTAAAAGTTGAAAGTTGGCAATGATTGAAACGATTGCATTGGGGTGGTACTTGAATTGAAGTTAAGGATTGGAGTGGATAGTGATGAAGTACCTAAACCTTGCATTGAGAAATCAGGTAATTGATTACCTTGATTCAAATACCAAAATGCTGAAACTGCTGCATCAAGTCCGTCATCGTGTTGTTTACCATCTCCTTGAAACTGTTCAAGTTCATCAAAAAACCAATCGTTCCAGTCCCCCGAAACAGCGTCAATATATCCGGCTTCACCTACAGATGCCATTGGTCTAAAACGAATTAATTTACTTTTATTTCCAGTTGGGTGCAACTTAACATGTCTACCCCGTTCTGCTAGTTCTTTCTGAAGAGTAGAAGCATACGCTTTACCAGCACTTCCACTGTCAACAGGAATAACATAAGTAATATCAAGGGGTTCATTTTCAGATAACTTAATAATGTACTGCTCTACGGTGTTAAATCGTTCACGCATTCTATGAGCATGTTCAATTACGTATTTACCATCCTTTGATTTACTCATAAGTACAGTAGCTGTGTAGTCAGGGTCTTTATTTACCTCATCCTTGATACTACCTGCCATGTCAAACCCACGTACACGTTTACCAAAGTGCGGGGCATCTTCTAGTATCTTGCACCACCTGCGCTTGAAGTAACCTTCATGCTGCTTTGTGACGTACCAATTACCGTATAATAAGGCTTCTTTGGTTTCCCTATCTTGCCCCTCTAACCAAGCAACATACTCTGGTTGTCTTTCCATGAGAACTGGATTATCGTAGACATTAGCATTAATAAAGGTAAAACTCAATGGTGAACAACCCGGAATCTGAATCTTTAATTCTTCTTCAGTATCCCCCCATACCATTTCATTATCACGCATTGTGAAGTATCTACGGACACCACACCGTGCAGGATCAGGCAGTCCACTTGGGAGTAAATACCACTCCAACCAATTAGTTAACCAATGACCTTTACCAGCGGGATTACATGTCATACGCATTTTAGGACGCATTGCAGCTTCTGAACGAAGCCTTGACATAATATAGATTACTTGAGATTGTGTTAACTGTTGTGCTTCATCTAGTAAAGCCATTGACAATTGCCAACCCTGAAAAGAATGCTTATCTTCTTCGTATTGACAGTGCCTGAATGAAACAGTACCACCAGCAGGGTATTCAAGGATACCATCTCTCTTCTTTATTTTTAATGTATTTCCGTATACTTCCCTGTGAAGATTGACGAATGTTTCAAAAATACCACCGGGACCATGAATTTGCGGGGAAATCCTTCGTACAACCAAGCACCTAAATTTAGGGTCTGACGAATGCTTTAGTACATCCATTGCCCCTAAAAAGCTCTTACCACTTCCGGCTCCGCCTCCAAAAACGACAACATCTGAATCATCATTAATATACATCTCTTGTTTCTTGGAACGAGGACCAATAATGATTTGTTTTTCAGCCATGTTATCCTCTCTTTAGTCCTTGGACTTATCTTCTCCTACAATCTTTAAACTAAAAATAGGGGTATTACTTTGAATCTCAGTTCCTTCAGCCTCTTCATCCCCATCATAAGCATCTTTCAAAAGTTCCTTATAAACAGAAATAAGTAAAGCACTGGCTTTTAGTTTATTAGCATCGTTGGATTCATCATTCTTCATAATCCTAGCTGCAGTCATAATACTGTCGCTCATATGAGGTTTAATCTTTCTAAGAAGTGAAATCAACTCTCGTTCTTTTAAAGACCTTCTGGACATTTCAGCAGAACCTTTAATGCGTCCTGAACGATTAATGTTTTCATCCACTTCGCCATTATTATCTTTTCTTGCCTTGAACACCATATGTATTCTCCTTCGTCTTTCACATGGTATTCCAAGTGATATTAAATATGTGCTGGTTATGACTCCAGCGATAATCTTACGTGTTATCCAAATCATGTACGCTTATATTTATCAGTGAACTTGGCGGATCACTGTAGAGTGCAGATAACACCCTTGAGACTGCGCTTAAGATACGCAGGACGCCTTCCCCGAAGGGATAACTGTAGCGACAACAGCCCTAAGGAGGACTCAGGAATCTAACGGAAGGACTTAACCTAATTAACCGTTAAATTGCATTCTTTGCAATGTATGTAATCTTAAGCACTAATTCTTTAATGACTGATATTACATGCATTTAATTTATTCTTAATACCTCTCAGCAAGAATCGAACTTGCACTTATCCGCAATAGCGAACATTCTACCTTGTTAAATTATGAAAGGTAATATTTGGTGGAGAATCTTGGGATCGAACCAAGCGTAGCGTTAGCCGGTGGATTTACAGCCCACTGCATCACCATTGATGCTTCTTCTCCGTTGTATTGGCAAGCAGGGTACGACTCGAACGTACATTATTAGGATTTGGAATCCCGAAGGTTGCCATTACGCTCACCTGCCCTTATTACTTATAAAGTAAATTCTAATATAGTTCCACAGTATCCATGCCTCACGATTCAGGGGTACGTGATATTTTCAGGACTGGCAGAAGTGTGTTCTATTATGGCGCACGACATTTCCATTTACTCATTTACTTAATCATAAAACACAGCGCGGGTAACTCCAGATGGATTAAGTAGTGTATCCACATCTACTTGATCGTCAGGGTCATACAAGGGTTGTGATTGCGCGTCTAAGCACTTATCGCATTCTTCATTATCATCCCACGGCTTTACCCTGAAGTAATCCCCGCATGTTGCGCATTTCATTTGTGATCTCCTTTTGGATTTATTCTTATTATTCTATCTTGTTGTCCGTTGTAGTTGCCGGTTACATATCCGGCGTTGCTTACAAGTAAAACGAGTGCAACTGAGTAGTAATTACTGAGTGAATACCGTTGGCGCTGATTGTGCAGGTAGTACTGAAAGGAGATCGAAAGGTACTTTTACAACTACAGCAAAGTAAACCAAAGTAATTACTTGTGTTATTATAACATAGCGATAAAAGAATTGCTAGTGAATTTCCTTTGGAAATAATCAAAACACAGTAAGTGCGTTTCGCTGTTAATCAAAAACACAGTACTTCGTTAGTATCTTACTGTACTTTAATTGAAGATTCAGTGCTATCTTTCGTGCTTCTATAATATCGCAGACTACCTTTGACTTCTCTACTCCTTTTTCCATCCAGTTAACTACGTAATTAAACTGATCAGTACTGTGCTGTGAAATCCTAATGCTGACTGTTAAGTTCTTATGAGCCTCTTTAATCATTAGAAATACAGCACGGTTAACTAAGCATAGATTAATCAACCTATTATCTGAACTGTTCAAGTTCTTGTGAAGTACCTTTTTATCGTCCTTTGGGTGAACACCAAAAGCTAACGCATAAGCTACCCTTTCAAGTTTCATCTTGTGCGTTCTCTTTGTTTGATTATCGAATAATGCAATTAAACCATCATGGTCAGCTTGCAGTACTCGATTAGTCCTTGTGTTCTTTACTTCACCAGTAGACGGACAGTACGTTAATAGTTCTCTCAGTCTATCGGTATTCATTTTAGGCTTTCTTAGGAGTAGTTTTCTTGGTTGCTTTAGGCTTAGGTGAAACCTTTGGGTTATCAAGTGCTTCTTGTTGTGCTTTCATTTCTTCAAGTAAAAGCTGTTCTTCAATATCACGTAGTTCTTCTCGTTGTTCTAACCGAGCACGAACTTCATCTGAATCAAAATAAAGTTCTTTACCATTGAGTACTTCTGTAATTTCATCCTCTGATAAGAAATGCTCGTATGTGCTACGAATCATTTTCTCAGAAGTCTTTGCTACGTGAGCTACGTGAGCTAATACATCCGAACCCTTACCGGCTGTTCCATATGATACATTATGAATTAGAAAATCTGCACTATCTGTGACCACCACATCATCGCAATGCAAAACAAAGATGCTAGCTGCACTTGCGCATTGTCCAACAATCAATGCGACAGTATGCGCTTCAGTGCTCTTGATAGCCTCTAGAAGGACTTGTAAGCCACTTAATTGACCTCCGCGACTAGATACCTTAAAGATTACTTCATCGCCTTCCTGAGCATGATCTAGCATGTTGCATACACTTCGGTAGTAACTAGGATGAATGAAATCTTCGTCAATGGTTACGGTGTATTGATTGAACGTTTTTGAATTAACAAAGAATCCAAGTTGTTGCTGATTCATTACTTCGTCAACATCATCGTAATCTTGATTAACCTTTGGTGATGCGTAAGTTTTATTTGATTTCATGTTATCGTCCTTTCTTGAATTGTTTGTCTTGTTCAGCTTGAGTAACGATAGCTGTCCCTTTTGTATCCGCGAATAATTCTTCCTCAAATGCAATCACGAATTCTTTAGTTAATCCGCTTCGGCAAATATCATCACGAGTAAAATTAATAAATGAAGTATCTGAAATATTGTACTTATCAATTACTTTACGAAGATATGTTAAACCGTTCATTCCGTTCTTAACATCAGTCTGTAGTCCTGAATCATCACCGCAAAAGATAATCTGAGAATTTTCACCTACTCGTGTTACTAACGCTTGTACCTCTGGAATGAATAAGCATTGTGCTTCATCTACGATAATAATAGCATCTTCCCAACTACGACCTCGAATTGTTTCAAGAGAACAAATCTCAAGGGTTGTATTCTTTAGATGAATCTCTGTAGTTGCTTTACCTAAGAAGTCCTCAAAGTAGTCAATCAATTGCTGATAGAATGGCATTAGCTTCTCTTGGGCACTACCCGGTAGCATCCCGATTGTGCGACCTGCTAGTGGTTGATAAGCACGAATAAGAATAACCTTCTTTACTTGCTTTGAACTAAGTTGTTTAGCAGCGTGCCAGCAAGCAAGCAGTGATTTCCCTACTCCGCTACTACCTTGGGCTACAACAAGAGTATCGTATTTCAATGCTTCAAGTAATAACTTTTGGTTGTCATTCTTTGGTTGAAGTTGAGGGAACTGTTGCCGTGTGAACTTCTCTTTCTGTACTCGTTCGGTTTGAACTTTCTGATTACGTTTCATTACCACCTCCTTGTGAATTACTAAAGAATAACTATATTGATAAATTAAACTTTCTTCTTACGACCATCTACTTTAGGTTGAACTACTGGTTCATCTTCGGTAACTTCAGGTTGATCCTCTGACTGGACTTGTAGTTCTTTTACTTCAGCAATAGCTGCATCAATTAAGGTTTTCACTTCAGTGGTGTCTACTTTAACTGTAAGTACATTCTTAACTGTAGCACCTAGTGCTACCTTTTGTACCTTTGGTTTCATCAAGCATGTGTAAACTGAACCTATTTGCGTGGGAAATCCCTCGTTACTTTCCATATCGAATTCATAACCATCTTGAATGCACTCCTGAACCTGCTCTAACCATGTAGCTAGTGAATAATCCTCAACTCGTTTAAATCCAGTGTGTTCTTGTACTTGAATCATAATATCTCCTTACTGTTGTGTTGTTTTAAATAAAGTTTCTTTTAGTGCGTAACCCATCAAAGGCCACAATTCTTGTTTTGAATTATCCAAAGCTACTTTTTGACCAATATCTTCATTGTCATTTGCAGGAGATACTGAAGCTGAAGGATTACCTACCACAGCAAAACCGTTTTTAGTAGTAATAACAGCCCATCGAAGTACTTGCCCACCTTTTGATACATGTTTAACATATTCAATGTCTGCAATGTTATCTTCAATATTAGCGGGTGTAACACGGGGTGCTGTTAGCCCTTTAGCTAAAATCTCTTGTTCAATTTGATTATCTGTTGTCATAATATCTCCTTTAAGTTAAAGCAAAAGTGCTATAAGATGTATTATAGCATTCACTTGAAGGTAATTCAATAGTTAACCATTTCAATGACTTAGAAATAAAGTCCAAGGTAACCTTTGCAATCACCTTAAAGTGTGCTATAGTCCTTTGACTTAACCACGAAAGGAACCCATGACCAATCCTGTAACCCTACCCTGTGATTTCACTGCTAGCGATCTATGCAAGCACTGCGGTGACACCTCCAGTGACCTCTGCAATGGCTTCGTAGTGCCTTCAGATAGCTTGTCAGATCAACCAGAAAGACTACCTTTATTTGATGCAAGTAATCCTCACGAGGAATTTATGAATGCTGTTATTAAGTACGGTGTAGTAAATGCTTGCGAGTGGTTCGGACATGAAGCAGATAGTGAATTCACTTGGAGTACGATTGAAGTACTAAAAGAACGATTGTCAGAGACTGGAAAGGTAATAAATGAAACTACATGCACATAAAGAACACGTTGACTATCACCCGATTACACCTTACGTAAAGGTATTCATTGACTGTGGTAGAACGGAGTTAAAAGCGGTACTTTACTTTGATATAAGTAGTGGAGAGTACGAATGCTACGATTACCCACTTAGGGTTAACGAAGAAGGTGAAGCAGTGACGATTAAAGGTAAATCAGATAGTTTAACTTTTGAGATAAGTATGCACGCACCTGATGACTTGGTTCATAGTTGGTACGATAGGGAATTAGGAATCAAGGAGATTAAATGAAAATTGAAGAACTGAT